GGTAGTGAATGGTTATCTAGAAGAGGATTGGGATAATATGATGACTCAAGTAGATTCTATGCTAGATAAGGCTTTTATTGTGGAGCCGAAGGCTTTTCGACCTCAGTTGGATTAGATTTTACTTTCGATATTTTATTTTGTAGTGAAGCGATCAGGAGATTTCTGAGCTCAAATGGCGTCAAGGCCTTGTGATCTAATTCATATTTTTTCATGAGAACTTCTAGTATATCAAAGTTTGCAAGTCAATATCTATAGTAAAATTTAAATAAATTACTTGACTTCTTTTTTGTCCACGATCCACTGACCAGGGATCACTTGCACCCGACCAACGTCATTGTCCATCTTACTAGAGCCAATGTCCGCAGCTATTAACAGATATTCTTTTTTTTCTTGAAGAACATAGCCTACCGAACAGACTTCGGGCGGTGTAATTTTCATTGCGTCTTTTAAACTGTGCCATCCAGATTCCATCTCATAAGCGTCTAGCCATCTAACCTCATACAGTTTTGGCCTGGAACTAGTTTCAGACTGTCCGCCATCTCGTTGCTTCGGTCGTTTTTTATCTGAGAGAACCATCCCTCAACCCCTTTACAAACATTGTATGTATCAATTCCATGGTGTGCGAATCCATCAAAAGCAGCTTGCTTTACAGACTCCAAGGATACATCATCCCCGACCATAATTCCACCGTCCTTTATCTTGGGCCACCAATTAATAATGTCTTGTTTGACTGCGTCGTAGGTATGATTTCCGTCTACAATAACCCCGAAAACCGATTTATCGTCAAAGAAATCAAGGATATTTTGATTATCGGACTTGTTAACATTGACTATTACTCTCTCATCTTGAATATGATCTTCTAAATTTCTCATGAAATCGTCATACATACTGTTTAAATTGACGTTGGCATGCTCCATACCCGAGCCTTCAAAGGTATCTATCACATGAACTTTAACGTCGTGTTTTCCACTTAATTCTAGTGCATCACATAAAAATCTTGTGCTTCTGCCGGCAAAACATCCTATCTCGACAATGTCATCTCCGTCTTCACAATATTTGACTAGGTTCATCATGGCGTCGTGCATATTAAACCACCCAGGAATATCTAAATATTTATACATCTTTCTTTTCTCCCATTTCTATTGCTGCCTTGAGCATTACCTCTTGCATGTTCGTAAAATAATTTTTACCCATGAGCTTCTCAGCTACCTTTCTAGCTTTTCTCTTACGGCCCATTTCTATCTGATGCCGGAGTGATCCTTCACGATCACCCCTGTTCGCTTCGAGATGTCTTTTTTTCCCTGTCATCTTTTCTATCCTCTCTAATTATTCCAAAATCTCTTGGTAGGTCCGCCCCTGGTATCCACCAAGGGACACGGACCCAACCATGCTTTTCTAATAAAAGTTTTTTAATGTTATCGAAGTTATAATTCTTCATCCGGTCTTTTTATTACCTCCATGATATCGTCGTCAAAGTCATCTGTAAAATTTTCCATGGCTTTGACTCTGACCCCAGGTTTAAAGGTGTATTCAATTGTCTTTCCATTTTTGTCTACAACCTCTTCACCCTCATCATCTACTTTATAGAAGGTAATTTCGTTTATTAAGTAAGTCATGCGTTTACCCCCTCTGTTAATATATATTTACTTATGTCTAATGTACTCATTTCTTTCTACCTTTCTTATTGGGGACAGAACAATTCTGGATAAGTAAAATGCTCCTTTTCTTCTGTATTTGAGAATACAACACTGACATGATTGTCTATATTTCTTTTGATGTAGTCTTGCATACTCGATAATATTTGATCTTTATCACCGATAAAGGTACAGGAATATTCTTTACCCTCTAGAGTCTTCACTTTAATTGTTATGTCCATTTCTATATAGGATTTTATATTGTTCTATAGTCGTGGTCAATGGCTAATATAAACAAAAAGGAGGGAAAAGTATGTGATTGCGAAAGGATAAACAACCACGAACCACTGACCACGGAAGAATAGTTTACTATAGAAGAACCATTGACACAAAATAAAAAAAAAATAAAAAAATATTTCAAAATCCGTTCTTCCGTTCTTCCAAAGTGTATATAGTTAGTAAAATCAGTAGGTTAGTCCAAAAAAAAGGGTCTTCCAACCGTTCTTCCGAAGAACAAAGTATTCTTCCAAACCTCTAGACGAGCAACCTTTTCAATATTTGTTAAGTTTTTAGATTGATTTTGACTAAAATGTTCTTTATAGAAAATAATTATGAAACTAAGAAGTCCAGGAGATCCAATAGTTTTGACAAAAGAATTATCTGAAATGAGAGATAATTTAACTCCAAAGCAGATAGAATTTGCTCATCATCTCGTAGCTCAAGAGAACCGGAAGACCGCAACTGAATGTGCAATTATGGCGGGTTATTCTGAAAAGACTGCTAGACAAATAGCGTCTCAATTACAAAGTGCTAAAGAGTATCCCAGGGTTCATGCTTACATTCGAGCATTACAAGAAGACCTTTGGAACAAATATAAAATCTCTCCCGCTACTCATATGCGTAGGCTTCATGAGATTGGTCTTCGTGCTGAAAATCCAAACAGTAAAGATATAAACGAATTTGATATGAAACCTGACTTAAAGACGGCCTTGCAAGCAGAAATCAGTAGGGGTAAGGCTGCGGGATATTATGAGAAAAAAGAGAAAGTAAAAGATAAAAGTATTGATGGTTTATCCTTGGAAGAGGTGACTGACATGCTATCTAAAATGAAGAAGACAGTTATTATTGAGAGCAGTCCAAGGGAGGATAATGGATCCGAGGCAATACAAGGGAACGATCAGCGAGAACAAAGCGATCAACAGATTTCTTGAAGAAGGATATCTGGTTTTTAAAAACATTTGCGAACAGGGGCCAATAGATATTGTTGTTGTTAATCCTAAGAACGGTAGGTGCTTCTATCTTGATATCAAAACATCTAACGGGAGTAGAGTTGTAAATGGCAAAACCGTTGGAGGGAATGGCAACAAACTTAAACCACAACAAAAAGAACTTGGAGTCCGACTCTGTCTTGTCGAGGGAGATGAGGTCCGGATTGTTGAGAAAAGAGAAACGATCACCAAGAGAGCCAAAAAAGAAAAGCACCACCCCTTCCGTAAAGCGAGGAAGGGAGTCCACCTTTTGGAAGAATGTTAAGGAGATAACTCCAAATATATTTTGGACTAGAATTGAAACATATGGAACTCCAGGAATACCAGATTTATTGGGCGTTTTTAAATCTAAGAAGCACAATAGAAATATATCTTTTTGGTGCGAACTAAAATTAACAAGACTTAACAAAATCAATCTATCGCCCTTTCAAATTTCGTGGAATTTAAAGCGTTATTCTTTATGCAAGGATAATTTTATTATGGCCAAGGGGGTAGAAGAGAGGGCAATTTATTTTTATCCAGGGGCGCTTGTGCGTGAGCTTGCGTCTGACTTCGGTTCTGTCGAACCTTTGTTCGTGGTCCATCAACCATGGACCAGGGATCTTGAGCCTGCGCTTGAGCGTGTGCTTGCGCATGTTCCTTAATTAATTAAAAAGCCTGTGCATGTTCCTGTGCCTGTGGATGAAGTCCAGGTTGATTTTAATATTTTTTAATGTTCTTTATAACTAATATTTTTTATTCTTTTATCCCAACAAGCGGTACAAGTTAAACATTGATTCCCCTGGAATCTTGAAACACAGTCGAAGCCATGGGGCTTTCCGTCTTTATGAACTGTTGACGTATGCTTAAAGCCCTTAGGCGGTGGTCCATCGACCATGGGGGCGGATACCCTCACAATTAAATTTTTTGGAAACTTATTATTTTTTAAATATTCTTGAATCATTTTAATTTCCCTTGTTGGCAGCCAATGTTTAGTCTTTGGTGTATTTTCCGCAATTTGTACAATCTTTTTTAAGGCCTCAAGATGTGGCAAGTCCCCACTATCAAACCATCTAAAATATTTAATATCTTGTAATTGATAAGTCATGACGTAAACAAAGTAATCGCTTTCCAGGTGTTTTAAATTTGTTTCTTTATTTTTTCTAACCGATGGAAAATTAAAATTGCCTTTCATTGCATAGCATTTAGCACAGACTGATCCTTTAACTTTTCTTAATTTGGATCCTGTGATGCAATTCCTAGCATCCAAGCCAAATGAATAACCCCTCATTTTTGAGGTTTTGCCAAGTCTAATCAATGTCATTTCTTATCCTTTCTTTTTGTCAACCTTGGGAGGAAACCAACCCCCCAAGGTCTAAGGTTCTTTGCGTTGCGTTGTGGTACTAACTTCGTACTTAAGTCTTCCCGTGGCGTCCAAGCCTCCACTGTTAATAGTACTTATTAATATTTGAAATATACAAAATTATGGGATAATATACAAGTATTAATTTAAAGAAAGGTATAAAAAAATGAATAGAGCAAAACAGACAATTGACATAATTAGAGATCTTAAAAAAAATTTTATGGTAATAGGCTCTGATTGGTACGAATTATCTCGCTTTAATAGTGATTATGAGGGGATTGAATATTGCAATCTTGGGGGCGGATTTCTTCGAAGAATAACAATGAATGATGCCTTTTTTGATGATTATGAAAGCGGAAAAATAAGATTTACCAATAAGATCCCTAGTCAATATATTTATGGCAAGATCTGTTGTGAGGGTATGAATCTTAAATTCGTGAAAGGATACTATAATCCGATCGTGCGTTGGAACGGTTGGATTAATCCATATTTTACTTGGGAAGCATGTAAGGAAATAAACGCTTCATGCACCGACGAAAATTTACTATTTAGATTTTATGATAAGGAAGTAGACGGGAAACAAAAAAGAACTTTAGAATATTCTAATCAGTATGACTCGGAGACGCCTTTTGAAATACCAAGTCAAAAAATAAATGGTATTGAAGTTTATGATTGCGGTCTCGGTATCTGTTGGGAATTATATAAATAGATTTTAAAAAGGGGGCTTGCGCCCCCTTTGTTTTTTATTCTTCCGCTTGTGGTTGCGGGGCTTCTAGTAAATTAATTGTTGGCTTGTAGTGTTCTAAGACAAATGGAGCTTTGAGTTTTAAAAGCGTTTCAACTTTCTTTTGAGCCTCTTCAATATCATTTGTAAGAACTACATCATCAAGACAACGCTCTTCTAATTGTCTAAGTTTTTTAAGTTCACTATAAACTTTACTTTTTTGCGTGAGCCTGTGAGCGTGCGCTTCCGCAAACTTCTCAACTTGAGCGTCAATGTCTCTTGGCTTGATTGTTTCCCCTGTATCAAACCTATAAGAAATATCATGTTTCAACTTGTGAACGCCCGCATACTTACGCATGAAAGCTCTAGCTTTCTCTTGTAGTTCAATATGCTTTTTTTCTAAGGCTTCAAATTCCGCTTTCAGTTTTTCCGCCCCTGTTTTTTCTTTGATCTCAGGAATTTTAGAATTAACGAATTCCGCCTCTTCGACTCTTCTTTGAGCCTCTAACGTACTTCTATGAAATTCAAAAGAATTTCTTACCTTAGTTTTAAGCCTATCTATTTGATATACTTTTGCTTGTGCCATTATATTTTCCTTTCGTTTTTTTGTTTATAGCGACTTGAAATATACAGGATTAATCCCATATAGTCAATATACCTTTCGTAATAAAAAAGGGGGCTGCTACGCCCCCTTTAGCCTGGACTTACCTTAGTCTTTTATCTAATTAGTTTTTTCTGTTTCCTTTCTTGTTGCGTCGGTTTCATGTCGTAAATCAAGATTGAAATGAATTACAAAATCATAAAAACCTTTTTTAGCATCACATTTACTATGTATGCTTATTTGATGATCTAAGGGATCTTGCAGCCCTAGATGATCTTTGAGAGCTTGCTTATAAAACTTAGCTTCTTCTAAAGTTTTATAAGTTTTTTCTACGGTACAGTATAAGATATTGTCTTCACTATCACTCATCAATAGCCTCTTGATAGATCAGAATAACTTAAATCGTAGTGATCTTTTTTATTTGTAGTCCACCTGTGATAACCTTTGTATTTGTCATACTTTGGTTTTTTCTTCTTTACTCCCACTTTGATGTGGGAGTAAATGTACTTTGGAAATAAATCTAACTGTTTCATATTTTCTCTTTTCTAATACTACTCACAGTTAAATTTTTATACTGTTCATATAAACTTGGGTTTTCACTCTTAAACTGAGTAGAATTAAATCTTGTTGAAATTACGTTCTTCAATTTAATTACTTTCCCTATGATTATATCCTTATCATTTTGTAGACACATGAAAGTATCAACGGAACTTTCTTCTCTTAGCATTTTTGCTTCAAGTCTCATAAGTTCTATTTTCTTTTCAAGTTCTATCCATGCTAAAAGTTTTTCAACTTTTAATCCTTGGAGTTTTGCTTCTTTTTTAGTTATATTTCTCATAATATACCTTTCTGTTTAATATAGGATAAATCCTATAGGAATAATAACGTACTTGTCAAGAAAATATTTTAAATAAAATAAATTTTTTTCCGCCCGATCACGCCCGCTTTTTATAGCTCAAGAGATACTAAGACTTTTCGCTTCTCGCATGCCTTTGATTTTTTGACCCCCGCCCCCCTAAATTTTGGATTGCTATGCAATAGCACTATAGTATAAATATATGCAGAAAAGATGAACGATTTCATATCAGATTTGGGTTCGATGTCCCAGGACGATCGACAGTTATTCATTAAGAAATTAGAATTAAAGAAGCTTCAACTAGAATCAGCAAAGAATTCTAGGGACTCCTTCAGTAATTTTGTAAAAAACATATGGCCCGACTTCATCGAGGGGAGGCACCATAAAATCATTGCTAAAAAATTAGAAGCCATCAGGGATAAAAAAATTTCTAGATTGATAGTGAACATGCCACCAAGACACACTAAGTCAGAATTTGCTAGTTATCTGTTCCCTGCTTGGATGATGGGGCATAACCCTAAATTGAAAATTATCCAAACCACCCATACCGCAGAACTAGCCTATCGTTTTGGTAGAAAAGTCAGAAATTTGATGAATGAAAACGAGTTTAAGTCCGTGTTCCCTGACACAGAACTACGAGCAGACTCTCAAGCAGCAGGAAGATGGGAAACAAATCATGGGGGCGAGTATTTTGCGGCAGGTGTCGGTGGTTCGATAACCGGGCGTGGTGCAGATTTACTCATTATCGACGACCCACATTCCGAACAAGACGCACTTTCGAAGACCGCCATGGAAAATGCATGGGAATGGTACACCTCCGGTCCCCGTCAGCGTCTTCAACCAGGCGGAAGTATCGTTGTCGTCATGACAAGATGGTCGGAAGATGACTTAACAGAGCGTTTAATAGAGGCTCAGATGAAAGATGAGAACGCCGACAAGTGGGAGATCGTCGATTTTCCAGCGATCATGGACGACGGACAACCGCAATGGCCAGAATTCTGGAAAAAAGATCAACTCGACGCCGTAAAAGCGTCTTTGCCCGTTGCAAAATGGAACGCACAGTGGCAACAAGAGCCGACTTCCGAAGAAACTTCTATCATTAAGCGAGAATGGTGGCAATTATGGGACAAACCTCAACCACCATTGCAATATGTCATTCAAAGTTACGATACGGCGTTCAGTTCTAGAGATAATGCGGACTTTTCAGCGATCACAACGTGGGGAATTTTCTATAATGAGGTGACAGGAAAGCAAAATGTAATTTTAATGGAAGCAGACAAGGGTCGTTGGGACTTTCCCGAGTTAAAAAGGATTGCATTAGAGAAAAATCAGTATTGGGAACCCGAACAAATTATTATTGAAGCGAAAGCAAGTGGTCTTCCGCTCACTCACGAACTTCAAGCCATGGGCATACCCGTGATTAACTTCACACCAAGCAGAGGAAACGACAAAATGGTGAGAGTCAACTCTGTATCACCGCTTTTTGAGAGTGGAATGATTTGGTATCCACCGTATAAATGGGCAGAAGAATTGATTGAAGAATGTGCAGCTTTCCCTTATGGTAGACACGACGATTATGTCGATAGTATGACACAAGCGTTGATGCGTTATCGACAGTTTGGTGCATTGCAACATGATTACGATGAAGAGATAGAGGAGAGACCGAGACGTAGGATTGCTTTTTACGGTTCTTAGGGTATAAATAATAAATGGCTGAAATAGATAAAACGTTAAACGAAGCACCTAAAGGTGTTGAAGAAGAAATTTCACTAGACGAAGTAAAAGCTCCAATGGAGGTTGAAATAGAAACCGATGAGGAAGATATTGTCAACCTTGGTCCGTCGCCCGAGGACACAGGAGATGGATTCGCTGACAACTTAGCAGAAAGTATTCCCGAAGAATCCTTAGCACAAATTTCAAACGAACTGAGATCACAGTTCTCGGTCGATCAAACCTCTAGAAAAGATTGGGAACAGTCTTACATCAAAGGATTAGATTTATTAGGTTTCAAATATACAGAAGTCTCTGAACCTTTCAGAGGCGCAGCATCAGTTTCTCATCCACTACTCGCAGAGGCCGTCACGCAGTTTCAAGCAGGAGCATATAAAGAACTCTTGCCTGCGGGCGGTCCCGTCAAAACAACGATCATCGGTGAAGTAAACGACATCGTCGAGCAACAAGCAGAACGTGTCAAAGATTTCATGAACTATCAGTTGATGTACAAGATGAAAGAGTACGATCCCGAGATGGATCAATTATTATTTCACTTACCGCTTGCAGGAAGTGCATTTAAAAAAGTTTATTACGATGGCAACATGGGAAGACCATGTGCAAAATTTATTCCAAGTGAAGATTTAGTCGTGAACTATGGCGCATCAGAATTAGACGATGCCGAACGCATTACTCACGTAATAAAAATTTCTCCTAACGATTTAAAGAGACAGATGATTTCTGGTTTTTACAGAAACATCGACATGGAAGACAACGATGAACTCTATTCTTCGTATTCTGATATTCAAGATAAGTACGATGAGTTGGAGGGTGTGAAAAAAGGAGATTATGCAGGACAGTATCAATTACTTGAAATGCATGTTGATTTAAATTTAGAAGGATACGAAGACACAGGAGAAGATGGCGAACCCACAGGATTAAAACTTCCTTACGTCGTGACACTCGAACAAGGAACAGGAAAGATTTTATCTATCTACCGAAACTATTTACAGAATGATCCGATGTTTATGAGACAAAAATATTTTGTCCACTACAAGTTTTTACCTGGTCTCGGATTTTATGGTTTTGGTTTAGTACACATGCTCGGTGGTTTGACTCGAACAGCCACAGCAGCGCTTCGAGCATTGTTAGATGCAGGTACACTATCCAACTTACCTGCTGGTTTCAAATCAAGAGGACTCAGAGTCAGAGATGATGAAGAACCTCTAACACCCGGTGAGTTCAGAGATGTCGATGCACCGGGCGGTGATCTTAGAAATGCATTAATGCCACTTCCTTACAAAGGACCCGACGGAACTTTATTTCAACTTTTAGGTTATGTCGTCGATGCAGGTAGAAGATTCGCTGCGATAGCAGATATGAAAGTGGGAGATGGCTCGCAAGCCAACCCTGTTGGTACTACCATGGCGTTACTCGAACAGGGAACAAAAGTGATGAGTGGTATTCACAAAAGATGTCACAACGCACAAAAATACGAATTTGAATTACTAGCAAAATTATTTGCTACCTCTCTTCCACCCGAATATCCATACAACGTATCGGGAGGAAACCGAGCAGTTAAAGCTACAGACTTTGATGAGAGAGTAGACGTGATGCCTGTATCGGATCCGAACATATTCTCTATGAGTCAACGAATTATGTTGGCACAAACACAATTACAATTAGCACAAAGCAATCCACAAGTTCATAATCTTTACGAAGCATACAGAAGAATGTACATGGCTTTAGGTGTACAACAGATAGAAGCTATTCTACCTCCACCTGCAAAGCCAATGCCAATAGATCCTGGTATGGAAAATGCACAAGCACTGCGTATGCAGGCCTTAGTTGTTTTCCCTGAACAAGATCACGATGCTCACATCGAAGCGCACAGAGCGTTTATGAGTTCGTATTTAGTTAGAAATAATCTTCAAGTAGCAACCATCTTACAGGCTCATGTTGTCGAACATATGGCAGCTCAAGCAAGAAACGAAGTGATGATGGACGTGACACCACAAATTAATCAAGAGGCGATGAAGTTTGGCGGACAGATTCCACCAGAACTACAACAACAATTTAATGCTCAGATTGAAAAGCAAGTGGCAATAAAAATCGCAGCCAAGTTAGATGAAGCAGTTGCAGAAGAACAAGAGGCTTTAGGATTTGGTCAGCAAGGCCAAGATCCATTGGTCGAGATCAAAGCAAGAGAGTTAGATTTAGAACAACAAAAATTAAACTTAGATGCTGCAGATGATTTAGCAGGAAGAAAAATAGAAGAAGAAAAACTGAGTTATAAAAAAGCATTTGATGCACAAAAAATTCAACAACAATACGACATTCAAAATCAAAGAACTGCCGTTCAAATGGAAAGATTAAATGCCTCTAAAAAAAGGTAGTAGTAATCGTACAATTAGTGCTAATATATCTAAGATGAGGAAAGAAGGTAAACCTCAAAAACAAGCGATTGCTATTGCTCTACAAAAGGCAGGTAAAAAAAATGTCAAAAAAAGAAAAACCTAACCCTTGGGAAACGATTGATCAAAAAGTTGTAGAATCCCTTACTAATGAATTCAAGGCTTTACATGTTCTTTATGTTTCACAAGAGGTTGATGCGTTGGCAATTGCTAGTGCTTTTTTAGCTGCAGGACAGTGGGCAATGAACAAAGAATTAGGTTTAAAAGATACTCAAGATTTGCTAAGGTTATTGGCAAATTATAAATACGAGGTAATACCTCAACACAATAGGACGATACACTGATGAAAAAAAACTTAAAACCAGTAGACAAGGAAAGCAATCCTGGTCTAGCAAAACTTCCAACAGAAGTTAGAAATAAAATGGGCTATATGAAAGATGGTGGTTCTGTAGGTAAAGCTAAAGGCGAAGACATTCAAGTAAAAGAAGTTGATGCCATGCTAGCACAACTAAGAAATAAATCTAAAGGTATGTCATCAGAAGCTCTAAGAACACTTAAAGAAAAACTTAAAAGAAAATTTGGAAAAAAAGATGGTGGTATGGTTCTAGAAATAGGATTACGCCCTGCAACAAAATCTGAAATGAAGATGGCAAAGAAAATGAAGAAGCCAAAGAAGATGGCTGATGGCGGAATGGCTAGAGGCACAGGAGCAGCTATTAGAGGAAAAGGTTTCAAAGGAGTATTCTAAATGGCGGTTCAGCAACTAGCTAAGAAGCAAGCTAAAAAAGAAAAGAAAAATCAAAAAGATTTAGACGCTAAGTTTGCAAGAGACGAGGAGAAGGCAATTGAAAGAGCCGGTCAACATCAAGAGTTTATGAAAAAGATTTATAAGAGCAAACCTTCAAAACCAGGAAAGAAACCTAAGACACCTAAAAAAGAAGGTATGAAGATTGAATCTCTTGGACCAATTTTAGAAGCTAAGGACGGTGGGTCAGTTGAGGGTAAAAGACTCACACAAACAGTTCCCCCTAAGAAGGGACCTAACTCTCAAGGTATGAGAGGAACTGGTGCTGCAATTCGTGGTACTAAATTCAAAGGAGTATTCTAATGGATATGATTAAAAAACTTTGGAACGATCACCCAAAAAAGAAGTGGCTCGTAGTCGGTATAGTTATCGGTTGGGCAGCCGCTCAGATTATCTAATTAATGTTATCAAAATTATTAGGCGGATCTTTAGTAGACACTGTCGGTAAAGTTATTGACAGTGTCCACACCTCAGAAGAAGAGAAACTCGCCGCAAGAAATAAACTCAAAGAACTCGAAAACGAAATTAACTCCAAGCAGATGGACATCAACTTAGCTGATGCTAAGTCTACAGCTACAGGTTTTGGCGGTATGATGCAGCGGTCGTGGAGGCCCCTCATCGGGATGTCTTGTGCCTTAGCGATATTGTGGGAATTTGTATTAAAACAATTTATCGTTTTTATTTTAGCTGCTTTCAGCGTTCAACATAGTCCGCTTCCAGAGCTTGACATGTCGACTTTGTTCCCGCTCGTCACAGCATTACTCGGAATGTCCGGGCTCCGCTCTTGGGAAAAAAGTAAGAAGCTCACCAAATAGTGGAAGTAAATATCTATTCAGCAATTTTACGTCTAATAACTACTAGACAAGACGATATAAAGTCTGTACTTATGGATGGAAACGTAGAGGACTGGGCGAATTATCAATTCCTAGTTGGTCAGCTCACTTCTCTTCGCAAACTCGATGCAGATGTTAGGGATCTGTACC